TTGCGGGCATCGGACAAGCGCCTCAAGGCATCGATCTCGCTGATCGAGCCAGTCTCGCGCAGGACCTTGATCTGCTCTTCGGTCGAGCGCAGCTGGCCCTGGCTTCTGGCCACCTGCTCCTGCAGGTCCTTGAGCGTTTCGCCGGGCAGCTTGATCTCGCGCTCGAGGTTCGACTGCTGCGCCTCGCGCTCGAGCTTTTCCCGGCGCAGAGTGATCTCCGAGAGCTTGTCCTGGAGCTTCAATTTGTCCTGGGTGGTCTTGGCCACAGTTGCCAAGCCCCGTTTCAGGATCGATTCTTCCTGCGCATACAACTCGCCAAGACGGTCCGTGAATTCCTGCTGAGCGTTCAGCCGTGCCTCGCTGGCTTCCTTGTAGCTGATGTAGCCCTGCCCCTCGTACAAATCGATGATTTTTTGCCGGTCCTTCAGGAGGCCCGTCTCGACATCCGTCAGCCCTTGCAGCTGCTTGATGTCACTCTCGATCTTGGCCATGGCCGCAGCAGTGAGCGCGCCCGTGGTCGAGTTGTAGTTCAACTTAGGCTTGGCCGCCTCACCTGCCGCCTCGGTCTCGCCCCGGTTGATGGCATCAAAGCGCTCCTTGACCGCGTCGGCCAGGAGCGGCATCTTCCACAAGTCAACGTAGGTCTGGTTGGCCTTCTCAACGATCGCATTGCGTTTTTCCAGTGCGGTCTTGAGGGTGGCCTGGTTCTCTTCGGAAAACGGGTTCAGACCCTTGCCACCGGCCAAAAAGGTGCCGAGCAACTCGATGTCGGCCCAGACCGCCTCGAAGCTACCCATGACCGCCTTGGCCATCTGGATCACACCTCGCAGCGCATCGATCACGATCGCAATGCCGTAGGCCGTGTCCTGCGCCCAGGTCTTGAGCGTGCCGTCATCTCGCAGCTTGACCATGGCATCTGCCGTGTTGTGCGTGCCCAGCATCACGGCCTTTAGCTCACCCACCAGTTCTTCCAGCGCAGGCAGCGCTGCCGTCACGATGGTTTGGGCCACGAAGTTGTGCTCGGCCCGCATCCGGCCCATGGCCTTGGAGGCTTTCTCGGCCGACTCGATTTCTGCTTCGGTCAGCCGAATGTTCAGATCCTGATTCGCGGCCAGGTCCTTGAGGAAGGGCAGCAACCCTGCACCTGACTTGCCGAACAGTTCGAGCGCAATGGCCGTCTTGCCCGCCCCGTCCTCGAAGTTTGAGAGCTTGAGGGCAATGTCATTCATGACCTCTGCCGGATCGCGCAGGTTGCCACCTGCATCCTTGGCCTTGACACCCAGAAACTGCAGGGCCTGGGAAGCCCCTTTGGTCTCATCGTCCACCCCGGCCAACCCTTTGGAGAGCTTGGTCAGGCCCACGCCGATTTGCTCCATGGCCACACCTGAAATGGTGGCCACCGGCGCAAAGCCGGACAAGGCCGTGGCGCTCGCCCCGGTCTGCTCGGCCAGATCCTGCAGGGCGGCCACCGTTTCCAGTGTGTGCATGACCAGCTCTTTGAGCGCCCCCACCGATTCCACGCCAATGGCGATGGCAAAGGTGGTCTTGGCGGCTTCGGCTCCCTTTTCCAAGGAACCACGCATGGATTCAGCGTGACGTTCCAACAGCAGCGCACTCTTGCCCAAATCCTCCCGAAAATCGGCCGTTTCTGCTGCGAGTTTGATGACCAGGGAGCCGATATCAGCCATGCTTCATCACCTTATGCGCGAACTTTGTGCGCGAACATGGCCTTGAATCGGGCCACATTGAGCTGGGTTTCATCTTGGGGTTGGGTAGCCTGGGGTTTGTCCAGGAAGGGCATGAAGTCCTCAGGCTTGAATGGCCCTGCATCCTTGGCCCTGTGGGCATTGGCAAACGTGGAGGCCACCACACCTGATCTGTAATCGGCCCGGTAGTCACCAAAGGGCTCAAGCTGGTAGTACGCCATCCACTCGGTCAGCTCATCCGAGCCCATCGATGCGAGCATCTCGCGCACCGGCAGGCCCAAAGCCAGCGCCAGCCGGAACACAAAGCGCCGCGAGGGATGGGCGATCAGTCGTTTTTTGCAGCGTCCACCTGATCGGCGCCAATGCCGTTCAAGCGCTGAGACACAGCAAACACACGGTCCAGTGCCTTGGCACTCTTGCCGCCGAGAGCTGCGATGTCACCATCGCTGAAAAGGCGACTGCCGCTCTCGTCGCACAGGGTGAGCGAGACCAGGCGGGCACGGACGTTCTCAAGGCGGCCCTCTTTGCCAATCAAGCTGGCCTCAAAGGCGTCGCGGTCGGTACCGGTCATGGTGCGAACCTGCACCTCACCGCCCCACTCAGGGACTTGGACAGTTTCACGGGGCAGATCGTCACTCTGCAGGATTTGTTCACGGGTCAACATGGGGATATCTCTCTTTAAGCTTCGGTGATGTCGCCATCGATTTCGATGGTCACGGAGGCCTGCACCACCGCGTCCACACCGCCTTGCACGCTGAAGTGCGTGACATAGCCGTAGAAGGTCCAGGTGGCAGGGTTGGTGTCGGTAAATGTGATCTTGAACTGGCGACGCACGCGGTTGGCGCGGTCGGTTCGTAGGCCCTGATGGACCAGATCGTCGGGGTTGTAGTGCAGGGTCAGAGACAACTGACCTTCGTCACGCAGGCCCACGCGCTTTTCCTTGGCGGTGGAGGCCAAGTTGGTGACATCGATCACGGCGGCCTGGCCGCCCGGTCCCTGAAACGAGACCACGTTGGGGATGGTTTCAAAGGCGGTGGTGCCAAACCGGGCAATGGCAATGCCCTGCGCGGTGATTGCGGTGCTGCTCATGCATGTGCTCCTTGTTTCATGGTGAACCCACCGGCCGGTGGTAGGTGTAGTCCACGCTCACCCGGTACAGCCGGGCCTGATCTTCAAATTCGGACAGCCCCATGCGCACATCTGCGACGGTGCTCTTGTCTGCCAGCAGCGCAGCCAGGACTTGGTCTTGCAGGTGCAAGGCCTCCTGGTACGTTCTGGCATAGGTGTCGACCTGCACGCGCACGCGCTGCAAGCCATGCGGCCCATCAATGCCGAAGATGTGCTCCTGCACGATGGGCGTGTAGACGATGGCTGGGTACTGGGTGTTTTCTGCAGCGACAAGCGCGTAGACCTCACCACCGGCCAAATCCTTGATGGCATCAAAGAAGTCCTGCATGGCTATTTCCTGTAGAGGTTCTTGGCTTCCTGCTCAATGCGCTCACTCAGCCGGTCCTTCATGGCCTGCACCGCTTCGCGTCGCTTGGCTTCCAGGGCTGGCCGCAAGAATGGTCGCGCGCGCATCTTGCGAGTGCCAAACTCCACGAAACGCCAGTACCAAGCATCCTGAGACAGGTTGCCCTTCTTGCCTTGCTTGCGGAACTTCTTGCCGTGGCGCACCGTCACGAAGAAGGTCTGGCGCGTGAGGCTGGAGAGTTCAGGGATCTGTTTCATGATCACCGAGCGCTTGAGCGTTCCGGGTGGCGGCTGGTTGGGCCCCAGGACCTCGGCTGCCTTGGGGGCGCGCATGCGGGCTTCATCGCGGATGACTTTGGCTCCGGCATAAACCGAGACGCGCAGGCCGTTCTTGGCCACCCGGTCGGGCAATTCGCGCAGGGCTTTGGCCAATTCAGCCAGGCCCTCGACCTTGAAGCGTTCATGTTTAGCCATCGTCCAGACCCTCGCTGGCCAGCAGGACGACCAGGACGCGTTTCTCGTCCTCGTTCAGGGCCGAATGGATGTTGAAGATCCGCGACCTGTAGAGCACCCGGTACTGGGCGACTTGCTGGGGGTTGTCAAAGATGCTCTGGTAGCGCACCGTGATCTGGTGCGTGAGTTCGGCCGAGATGCGACTGGCGATCACGGCTTCACGGCCGGACAGGGGCTGGATATCGGCCCACACGGTGGCCACATCAATCCATGTACGGCTGGGGGCGCCCAAGCTGTCTTTCACGGTGCTGGGGCGCTGGATCTTGATTCGTCGGCCCAGCGTTCCGGCTCCGATGGGGTTCATATCAGGGGTACCTTGTAGGGATCGAGCAGGCCATCAATGAAGGGCAAGGGGTCAATACGCCCTCGTGTCATCGATGCCACCTCCTCGCGGTGTACATACAGAGAGCCCACGCGCAGCTTGATCCAGGTCTTGATGCCTTCGGGCACTGCCGAAGCATTGCCATACCCTGCATCAAAGATCACGCTCACAGCCCCGATCTGAGGCAGGGCAATTGGCCAGATCTGTCCGAACACGGGCGTGATCCGGGCAGGTTCGCAGGCGTTGTCGACGGTGTAGTTCGCTGCTGGCATGACCTGCCAGACACCCGCCATGTCGAGATAGCGGATTTCCACCACCGACGCCACGGGCGACTTGGGCAGCAAAACAGCATGCCCGGGCAGCGTGAAGGTCTGCCCTGCGGGCACCCCCATCAGGCTGGGTCCGGGAAAGCTGTCGAGCACCATCCGCCAGCGCGCGGTGACGAATTGCCGGTTGGTCAGGGTCTCGGCCGCCTGGCGTGCCGCCGAGATCAGGACCTGTATCAGGCTGTCGTCGTCATCGAAGTCCACCCGCAGGTGGAGCTTGGCCTCGGCAAGCGAGATGGGCTCCCCTGCGGGCGGAGTCATCAACTGCATGGGCATGTGATTGCTCCACCCTCAGGCTCAGACCACCTGCGCGACCGCAGCCTGGTTGCTGGCATCCCCCGGCGCAAAGCGGGGGTTAAAGCCCAGCAATTGCGCCGCCGTGAGGCTGGCAGCAACAGCCACCGTCAGCGACAGACGCACGTAGGCGTAGCCGTTGGTGACATCCAGATCGTCCGGGCGCAGGTTGATCAGGGCCTGTTTGTTGTCACCCGTGGCCTTGACGATCTGGGTGATGGTTTTGCCCGTCACATCCTTGGCACCCGTGCCAGAAGCGTCGGTGGCCTGCTGCAGCTTGGCGTCCAGTGTGGCGCCCGTGCCCAGGACGCCGCTTTGCAC